GAATTATTGAGCCAGGATCTTTCTTTTCAGTAGAAGTAAAGAGGGGTGTTAAAAAACCTGTTTTTACTACAGATGAAGTTCGTCAATTGTTGCTTGATCAGTTGAAGAAAGCCGGATTCTACAATTTTGTTTTAGATGCTTTGAAAGCAGGACTTCTTGGATCTTTGATGATTGCAAAAGTACATGGAAAGTATGTTGCGAAGCCTAGATTTTTTACAAGAAAATCTCATAAAGATCAGGAATTGAAATTATATAAATCTAAAGAAAAGGCATGGCAGCTTAGTATTGATTTGATCAGACAGAAAGATTGGTTCCCTGATCCTACAACTGAAAAGTTGTATCGAGTGCAGAGAATTGAAAAGGATCTTTGGGAAGTTTTAGATTGGGCAGATAAACACCCTGAAAGTTTTGATTTAGATGAGATTGAAAACCTTAAAGGAATGGTTACTGGCTCTAGTGCTTTGAATGAAGGTGAGAGAGCTAGAGAATCTGGGCAGGATGTAGCAAGTTCAGGTTATCGAAAACGCGTTCAAATGGACGAGTTTTGGGGCAAAATTGTTGATTCCGAAAGTGGTGAAGTTCTCCATGAACGCGCAGTTTGTTTAGTGGCAAACGATCGTTTTTTAATTATGCCTCCTCAACCTTATCCTAATTGGTTGAATGAAGATCCTTTTGTTGTAAGTCCATTGATTCGAGTACCTTGGTCTGAGTGGCACAAGGCTTTGATGGATGCACCTTCGGCAATTAATCAGGCATTGAATGAAATTTTTAATTTGATTTTGGATGGTGGGATTCAATCCGTATTTGGAATCAAACAGTTGAGAGAACATTGGCTAGAAGATCCCTCTCAAATTTCTGATGGGGTGACACCTGGGATGACTCTTTCTGTAAGTGCTGCGTGTCCTCCTGGTGGAAAAGTTCTGGAGCGTGTGGATACAGGTGGAATTTCGAATGAGGGTGTTTCTGCTTTTGAAATAGCGGGACGGGAATTTAATAATTCAGCTCTTACTAATGATTTGAGACTGGGGGGAATGCCTTCTCGTGCTGTTAAAGCGACGGAAGTTGTGGAAGCTAGTCAATCCATTACAAGTATTTTCACAGGAATTGGTAAGAGTCTTGAACTTGAAATGATTGAACCTACGTTAGAGAAAGCTTGGTATCAAATTCTTGAGCATTTTCATGAAATACCTAAAGAAGATTTAGAAGCTATTCTTGGGGAGAAGCGAACGAAAGAACTTCGGGCTATTCCTGCAAAACAGCTTTTTGCTAAATGCGTTGGAGGACATCAGTTTAGGGTATTCGGCGTAACTCAGACTTTGAATAAGGTCAGAGATTTCAGAAAACTCACTTCAATGCTTCAAACTATTGCTGCAAGTCCGACTCTCATGGAAGCCTTTCAGCATAAATATGATTTTACGAAATTACTTCAGAAAATCATGCAATCACTGGATATTGACGTGGATGAAATCAAAATGGATAGGGCTGAAGCTGAACTTACTAAGATGGCTTTGGAACAAGAGCAGGGAATGGAAGAAGCAAATGGGGAAGTTCCTCAAGGTCCAGATATGCAGAGTCAAATTCCACAAGCAGCAACGGGGAATGACGGAGCTGCAAATGCAATGATGTCTCAAATGGAATTTCCTAATTAACGGGAGGATGCACGGGAATGGAAGATAAAATTGGTAAGGGAAATATGACGGCAATTGCCTATGAACGGGCAATTAAGCCTACGATTGAAAGTCATAGAGTGAATCTCTATAGGACTTTAATCAACTATTATAAGGCTGGAGAACATGGTCCTAAAATGTTTGCTGTTTTAGGAGAGCTGGCTGGCTTGGAGAGTCTTGAGCAGGTTTGTTTGATGTCTATTAAGCAAGGAGCTGCTGCTGAAGCGGCACTTTTAATGAAAGGAGCACGAAATGACAGTGAAAGCAGGAATTACTGAGAAAGAAGTTGATCAAAAAGAACTGGATTCGGATGTTGATCCAGAAGCGATGAAGAAAGTGGAAGCGATGGCCGAGGATGGGGACGAAGAGAAGAAAGACCCCGCCGAGAGCGACGAAGAAGCTTCTGCGACGGATGAGGAGAAGAAAGCCGCTTCCAAGGAAAGCGAAGTCCCTGCTGCGAAGGTATTCCCTGCTGAGGACGACGTTCCAGTAGTGCAGAGCGAGGCTCCGGCTGAGGATAGCGGCCTTGGAATGTCTAAAGACGACTTAATTGCTAAGTTATTGACTGATCCTGATAATGTGATCAATGAAATTACACAAAAAGTTATTGCAAAAGTCGATAAGAGGACTCAGGATGAAATTGAGTACAAACAAATCTGGAATAAGTTCTATGAAGATCATTCAGATTTGGCCGATTTCAAGGATCTCGTCGGTCTCAAGGCAAAGGAACTTCGGTCTGTTTGGGCTAGGGAAAAGAAAGATGTTTCCTGGAACGAAGGACAGAAAACACTTGCTGAAGCTGTTCGGGCTATCGTTAAGAGAGCCAGGGGTAGCGAGTCCGAGGTCGAGGAAGTTGGTAACTCAAAAGCTGTGATTGCTTCTAGTTCAGGAAATTCTGCGCCGAGAAATTCGGTAAAGGGTGATTCAGCGAGTGGGAAAACTTTTGCGGATCAAATACAGAAATTTCAGGCGAAATTTTCAAATCGCCGTTAACTAGGGGAGGTTCCAAATGTCATTTAGTTGGTCAACCGATGTACCATCGGGCGTATCTAAGAATCATGAGTTGTCTGCCAAATTGAGAGAAGCCGCCATTGCTATGACGAATGTCATGCAGTTTGTGGATGTTGAGCCTGGATATGGGAAGAAGAAAGGCGAATCTATTACGATTACTCGCGTTTCCAATATCGCCATTCCTACGAATGCAAGATTGACTGAAGGCCAGAAGGTCAGTGAAGATTCTATTTCAATGAGCACTGTAGCTGTGACTGTCTCTGAATGGGGCCGTGCAGTTCCTTTCACAAGCCTGAGCCAGGACTTGAATAAGTTTGATCCTAAAAACATCATTCAGAAGCAGCTCATGAGACAAATGAAATTGTCTTTGGATCAAGCCGCTGCGGATTCCTTTACTTCTAGCTCTGCTAAAGTGAAGGCAATTCCAACTGGTGTTGCTGCTCTTACCATGGACACCGATGGAACAGCTTCAACTGCTGCGACTGTGAACTTGAATCTTTATCACGTTGAGCAGATTCGGGACTACTTGTTTACGACTTTGCTCTGTCCTCCACGAGTCGGTGATGACTATATTGCTTTGGTTTCTACTAAGGCAAAGCGTGGGATTATGAGCGATCCAGCTTGGGAAGATTGGAAGAAATATACAGATCCAAGCAATAAGTTCAATTCTGAAATCGGACGTATGGAAAATTGCCGATTCATCGAAGTGAACAATACGAATGCACTAAGTGGAAGCCTAGGAACTGGTTCAGTTCTCGGTGAAGCTGTGTTTTTCGGTGAAGATGCCGTAGCGATGGCCGTAGCTCAAGACCCAGAACTTCGTGTTGAATATGCGAAGGACTTTGGTCGTGAACAGTCCGTAGCTTGGTATGGGATTCTGGAATTCGGTGTTGTGTGGGATACTGCCAACGCTGGTGAAGCTAGAATCGTTCACGTTTCAAGCAGCTAATAGATATGGCTAAGAAACTTAGAATGGCTGATCAAATTTCTAAGATGCAAGAAAAGGTTGGGGGAGCGAAATCTTCCCCGACCGGATCTCTTGCGAAGTTTAAATCAGCTAAAAAATCATTTACAGCAGCTAAGAAATCATTCACGGCTGCTAAAAAATCTTTTTGAAGGGAGATAATAAAAATGGCTTATTCAAATCCAGTAGGTAGTTATTTTAAGTCGTTGGCGCTTCTTGCCGCCGCAACGGTTGTTGTGGATGGTGAGGTGGACATCGGAGCAGCTAGTGGCGATCATGGTGAATTACTCTGCTTTCGTGCTTGTAAGGTGAAGCGTTTGTTTTTCATGCTTACTTCTGAAGCAGCAGGTGGATCTTCTGTAGCTCCAACTGTTATTTTCACAAAACGTCCGACTCCTCTTTCAGCAACAAATGAGTCTGTAATTGGAACTCTTACGATTCCTCATGGAACTGCTGTAGGTAAGGTTGTTTATAAGGACATTACCCCAGTGGCTTTCGTTCCTGGCGATTCTTTAGAGATTTCCTGGACCATCGGAACTGGATCTCCAACTGGTATCGGCATGTACCATTTTGAGATTGAAGATGACCCAGAAACTCCTGAGAATTGCTCAGACATGATTGAGTCGGCTTAATCTAAGGGTTAATTAGAGAGGGACTAGAGGTTATGGGCTAGTCTCTCTCGTCTTTTTAAAGAGGGGGGTTTGAAATGGCAGATTTAGCGGTGGGTGATGTCACTTATACAATTTTAGATCAACGAATTGGTTTAAATTCTCGTAGATGTAATAGGGTTCGTTTGGCATTCGGTGATGGTGCTTTAACAGTTCCAGCAAACGGAATTCCAATTTCTAAAGGGAAATTAGGATGCCCAAACATCGTAGAATCCATGGTTGTTGTTGATCAAGGAACCAGCGGATATGTTTTTCAATATGATCAGAGCGCAGAAAAATTAGTTGTGATGAGAGCACCTGCTCAGACTCATGCTCATGATCTAAAGATTATTGGTGGTCAGGCTGCTGCAAGTACGGCTGCAACGGCCTATTATGCTACTGATATTTTCGGAAAAGAAGCCGCAACGGATAAAACAATTGCTAAGGCAGATTCAGCTACGAAAGGTGGTGTCTTGAGTGAAACTCTTGCCGCCGCTGCTTTGTCTGAAGCGTCTGCTGTGGCGATTGCTGCTCAGACAATTGAAGTTGAAGTAATCGGTTGGTAATTTGCTTTTTTAAATAAGGAGAACGGGAAAATGGCAAAAAAACATCAAAGTAAGCTGGATTTAGTGACGCATGTACGAGGTTCAAAAGGTGGACCTATTGTTGAAACGAAACCTTATAGACTTCACATTGAGGGAAGGGTTCGGTATTTTGAAATGCCCTCTGGATCTGGTGAGTTTTTCTATGAGAATGGTGAGAAAGTGCCTGAAGCAAATTGTCCGAAACTTTCGCCAATTATTCGTCCTGAAACAGAGGCGATGAAATTGCAGAAGCTTCGTGAACAGATTGCTTTGGAACATGCGGAGCTGGAGAAGCTTCAAGCTCAAAAAGCGTCATTTTCCAAGTCTGAAAAGCAAGCTAAAACGGGTTGATTAGGTAGCTAGACAATTAAAAGAAAGCTCAGGATGTCCCGTGCCGTCCTGGGCTTTCGCTCTGAAAGGACAGCTAGACTATGTCCAGCACACTTTTTGAAACCACTCACGACTTGAAAATTGCAGCATTGCAACGGGCGGGTGAAGTAACAGACGGGACTTCTGATTACGACGACATTGTTCTGGAGCAGATGAATTCCCTGAATCGAAGTTTATATGCGGGTGGGAATGAATTTGATGTTTCACTCGGAGAAGCATGGCAATGGGCTAAAGCATCTAGCCCAGGTCTTTTGAAACTGGAACCCTATTTAGATTCTGGAACTCTTACACTCACTTTAGACTCTACAACTGGAACCTTGTCTGTAGCTCCGGCTGCGGCATTAGGATCTTTGGCTGGCTGGTTCATTTACGTCAGCAATGAGTCAATCGTTTATCGAATTTCAGCACATACAGCGGCCTCCACTACAGTTACGCTTGATCAAGCCTATATGGGAACAACGGGAGCGAAAACCTACAAGCTTGCAAAACTTGATTATGATTTATCAACTGGGATCGAGCGATTGGTTCAAAGTTTGAGAGCTTTCACGATGACGGGGAATGATAATCGCCCCCATGAGATTT